GCTTCAATTATAGGTCTTTATTTCGGCGCTACGGCCTATATGTCGCGTAAACCCTAGAGGTTTACCATGATAATTGAAAGTGTAGCAGCGGCAGGGGCAATCCTGTCCACCATAAGCCAAGCAATTAACAAGTTGAATGAGGTCGGAGATGGAGCCAGCAAAGCAGTTGAGTTGATGCAAGGTTTTTCTGATGCGCTGGATTCGTTTGAGCGTGAAAAGAAAGACTCGGTTATCAACAACCTGTCATCTCAAGAATTGCTAAAACTCGAAAGCATCAAGCATAGAAGGGATCAGTGGGAAAAGTCGCTTCACGACATGCTCGTAATTCACGACCCAGCTCTGTTGCAAAGATGGGAAGAGGCTAAGGCAAGGCAAAAAGCCAATCATAAAAGGCAAATGGAAGCGATTAAAGCCAGAGCTGCGGCTAGGAAAAAGATGATTCAGCAGATTTGGCTAGTTATGGCAGTAACGGCAGTCGGCTTAATCTGTGCATTTATCTTAATTGGAGGAGTCATACTGATTTTTAAATAATGGATATAGGAGCAGCAACACCCGTTAATCAAATCGCATGGCGACAAGTAGCCGAGCAGAAGTATCAGAGGCTCATGGACGACTTGCAAGTTGAAGAGCGCAGACAAAGAGTCGAACAGCTCAACACTACCCTGTACATTGCAAAAAATGGTAAAGTGGAAATGCAGCAAACAAGAGCTGCTAACAATATAAATTTTTTGGTGTAAAAATGGGGTTTAAATTAAGTATTGGTTTGGGCATAGCTCTAGTCTTTTTGGCGGGGGCTTTCAAACTATACTATGATAAATCTCAGGCTGAATTGGATTCGTTCCAAATAAGGTTAGAACAATCCATTCAGAACCAAAAGACTCTTGAAGGCACTATTCAAGAACAAAACAACAACCTGAAACAAACCATTGAAAACCATAATCTTATGATCGCTCAAGTCGAACGACTACAGAGAGAAAATATGGAAGCGCAAAACGAGGTCATTGATATCAGAAAAAAGTGGTCGCGGCACTCACTCGATGTTTTGTCAGTCAGGA